CAACTTACACCATACCAACAGAACCTTTTACAACAGACGGAAATACTTTATTCTCATTACCCTCTAACACAACAGATGGTTCAACAACATTTACGGATACTTCTGGTAATGGTGTTACTGTTACGGCATCCGCGGGAGGGATTGAAAATTCTACAGATGTTGTATCTCCTTTGAGTAGTTCGGTAGCTAATGCAACAGGAAATTATGTTTCAACAGCAACAGTCGCTAATGCTTCTGTAAGTAAGGTTGGAATTGTAATCACATATAAAAATAATGTAGGAACAAATGCTTTAAATACCGATATTGTTGCACAGGTAAGTGCTGATGGAGGTTCTAATTATACAACTTGTGTTTTAGCTGCAGGAGGAACTTTTTCAACAGGAGTTTTACAAGCAATAGCTAATGATGTGAGTGTAACCGCAGGAACTAGTATTCAATATAAAATTTCCTTCGCTAATCAAAGTCTCGGAGTTAAAGAAGCAAGAATTACAGGAGTTAGTTTAATTTATTAATAGGAATCTTATGTTAAGATGTCAAAAGCTAAAGGATTATATAACAAGGAAGCTCATGTTCCTATTTATAAAGGAACCAGTCTTGGTAGAAGACCTATAACATCAACAATGAATAAGTCTAAGCGGAGAAATTTTAAAAAATATCGTGGACAAGGTAGATAATAATGAATGATAAAGTTCAAAGCAATAGAGAAGAGATTATAGAAATTCATGGTGAATTAAAACTCATCAATAATGAAATTAAAAATATAAAAGAAAATCATTTATCTCACCTTGATTATAAAATTTCACAAATACAAAAAATATTATGGATTGTATTTGCAGGAGTAGCTGCGAATTTAATTCATGTTATTAAAACAATGATGATAAACTAATGTTAACAAAAGTAAAAAGAATTAAAAGAAAAAAATATGCAGTCGGAGATGAAGCTAGGAAGTTTGAAAAAATCCCTACAGCTTCTCAACCTGTTCAGCAAAAAGTTGGAACAAGAGATGAATATTTAGATAGATATACTAAAACTCAAATTAAAACTCCTGAACTGGCGGATGCTGCAAAACAAGCTTATACAACTCAAGCTGTTCAACAACCAGAATTATTAACTGGTGCTACACAAGTAGCTCCGACTGATGTTGGAACTAAAACAATTACAGGACAAACAATAACTACACCGACTGCTTTAACAGCAGCTCAAGTATCTACACCTACAGCTCCTACAACTTCAACAATGAGTGTTGGATTAGGAACTGCAAAAACAGGAACTGCTCAAACTGGTGCAGTTGGAACTCAAGCTCAAATTGGAACAGTAACTGGAGCTTTATCTGGTACTGCTACAGGAGCATCAGCAGGTCCTACAGGTTCTGCAGTAGCACAAGCTGCTTCAGGAAATTTATCTGGTGGAGCTTTAGCTCAAGTATTAAGTGGAACTGCGGCTACAGTAGCTGGTCAAACTGCAACTCTACCTGGAAATATTCAGGCAGCAATTGCAACTAATCCTGCTTCTGTAACTAAAGTAATTGTTGCTCAACCTGCTGGAATACAAGCACAAGTTGCAGCATTACCTACAGATGCTTTAGTATCTACTCAAATAACTGCTTTGTTAGATGGAATAGATACAGGTACTATACCTACATGGGCAAGAGGTGCAGTAGAAAATGTAGAAAAGAATTTAGCTCAAAGAGGTTTAAGTAAATCTACTATTGGTAGAGATGCATTAGTTAATGCAATTATACAATCAGCATTACCTATAGCTCAATCAAATGCAAGTGCATTACAACAAAGAGCTTCACAGAATTTAACAAACGAACAACAAGCAGAAGTTTTATCTGCACAACAGAATTTTCAAACTCAGTTAGTTAATGCTGAGAATGATATGAAAGCTCAGATGATGACTGGGCAGTTTGCTCAAGAAATTAATAAACTTGATACTATGAATGAGCAACAAGCTATTTTAGCTGGTGCTGCTCAACAACAACAAGTAAGATTAGCAAACTTAGCTAACATACAACAAGCTGGATTAACTCAAGCACAGTTAACTCAACAAATGGCTTTAGCTAATTTAAGTTCTGGTCAACAAACAGCTTTAGCAAATGCTCAAACAACTGCAGGGTTTGATGTTTTAAATTTAAATAATGCACAACAAACTGCTATATCAAATTCTAATTTATTTAGAACTTTTGAAGTTGCAAATTTAAGTAATACTCAACAAGCAACTATGCAGAATGCTGTACAGTTAGCTACAATGGATATGCAAAATTTATCCAATGCTCAACAAAAAGCTGTAGTTAATGCTCAAGCTTTTTTACAAATGGATATGGCTAACTTATCTAATGCTCAACAATTAGAAGTTGTTAATACACAAAATAGACAACAAGGTATGTTAACTGACCAAGCGGCTACAAATGCTGCTGCTCAGTTTAATGCATCAAGTACAAATCAAATGAATCAATTTGTAAATAATTTAGCAGCTACAATTAATTCACAGAATGCTGCAAGAGATGATGCTATGGGTCAGTTTAATGTAACTGAAGCAGATAGAGTTGCAGCTTTAAATCAGAATAATACTTTAGAAGCTGATAGATTAGAGAATACTTTAAATACACAAATTGCACAATTTAATTCTCAATTAGATAATGAACGAAATAAATTTAATACACAGAATGCAAACTTAGTTGAACAAGCAAATGTACAATGGCGAAGACAATTGAATACTGCAAATACTGCAGGACAAAATGCTGTTAATCAAGCTAATGCTATGAACTCATTTAATATGAGTAATCAAGGTTTATCTTTCTTATGGCAAGAAATGAGAGATGCTGCTAAATGGGAATATGAATCAGCACAGAATTATGAAGAAAGACAAGCTAATATTACAATCGCTGCTTTAGGAAATGAAGCTGCATCTGATGCAGGTAAAGCAGATATTTTAAAAACTTTAGGTGGATTTGCTTTAGATATTTGGAGAGGTAAAGACGCTAAAACACCATAATGAATAAAAGTCAAGATATACAAGATACAATACATTTATATAAAAGTCATAATGTTTATAATCATTTATCAAAAGATGATGTAGCTCAACATATTTTACCTTCTGTAGCTTTAAATCAATATAAAGTTTTTAGATATGATAATACAGGAGTTGCTTATGCATTTACTAACTGGGCATTTTTAAATAATGATGTAGAAAAAAATTATAAACAAACAGGAAGATTAAATAAATTTGATTGGGATAGTGGTGAAAATTGTTGGCATATAGATACAGTTAATACAGCTCAAAATAAATTAACAGAAATTTATAACTGGACTGCAAGTTATTTTTCAAAAATTTTAACTGATGATGAATATTTTAATTGGTTAAGATTAGATAAAACAGGACAAAAAGTAAAAAGAGTAAATAGAATAAAAGCTTCAAATGGTAAAAGAAAATTTTTAAAGGAATAATATGGGAAGTGTAGCAAAAGTAGTAAAAAAAGTAACTCGGTCAATTAAAAGACCTATTAGTAAAATTACTAAAGGTATCGCTAGAGGTATTGCTAAAGTTGGAAAAGCAGTAGTAAGAGGTGTAGGAAAACTAGGTAAAAAATTAGGACCTATGGGTATGATTGGTTTAGCTATTGCTATGCCTTATGCTATGGGTGGATTAAGTAGTATGATAGGTACTGCTGGAGTTCCACAATTAGGTTATCAAGCTACAGGTATGATGGGTCACTCAAATATATTTATAAGGTCTATTGGTAATGTTGGTAATGCGATAAGAACAGGTTATCAAGCTACAACTGGTAGAATTTCTAGTATGTTTCGTAGTGTTACTAATTCTATTTCAGAAGGATTTTCTAGTATGGGAAAAGGTGATAATATTTTTTCTAGAATTTCTAGAGGTGCTAAAGATTTATTTAGAAATGCAAGATTTGAAAGTAGAAAATTAGGTAGTGTTAAAGTAAAAGGTTATGGTGGACCTTTTGATTATATGCGAGGTAATGTAAGTCAAATGACAAGTCAACAAGCTGCTGGTTTAATAGAACAAGGTGTAGTTGGAGGTATAGATGCTCAAGCACAAATTCTAAGTCATACTCCAGGTAAAACAAGTTGGTTTACTAAAACAAATAAATTTGATAGAGCAATAACAGATACAATTAATAAAACTTATAAAGAGAATGTAATGTCTAATTGGGACCCAAGTGCTATACGAGCACACGCAGATTATACAAATGCTGCTATGGGAAATAATTCTTATCAAAATGCTAAAGAAATTGGTGATATGATGCAATCTAATTTAACAAGTACAAGTCCTGGTCAAGGTTTTAAATCAGAATTTAATTTTGCTAAATCAGGAGATTTTCATTTAGCAAATCCAAATGAACCAACTTCATATGTTTTCAATGGAAAGAAATCTTTTAATGTAAATGGTAAATCAACTTTAGAAAAAGTTAAAACTTCCATGAAAGGTTCAGCTTTAGATGCTATGAAAAAATCTTTACTAACACCATCAGCTCATGTAGATGCTTTTAATCTTCCAATAACATTAGGAGATATGACACAGGAAACATCTGGTGCTACAACATTTGGTGGAACTACAATACAAGGTTCTGCAGGTGGAAGTTTATTAGAAGGTGTTTATAATAAAGATGCACAAGAAAGAATTTTAAATTATTACAGACATATGAATATAGTAGGAAGTCAATAACAATTAACAATAAAGGAAATACAATGGCAAAGAAACAAGGATACAACGCAAGAAAAGACGAACAATTAGGAATGACAAGAGGTAAACAATCTGGTAAAAAGATGTCTATGGCTGGTCGTAGAAAAGTAGCTAAAGCTACAAGAAAACCTAAAGGTTCATACGGATTCGGTAAATAAGAATGCCTTTTAAGTCTGAGAAACAACGTAAATTTTTATGGGCTAATGAACCCAAAGTTGCAAAAGATTGGACTCAAAGGTATAGTAGCAGAATCAAAAAAGAAAAAGGTGGTTGCATATCAATAATGATAGTAACCCCTAGTAAGAAACCTAAGAAGAAAAAATAATGGCTGAGAAACTAAAAGAAAATCAATTTGATGAAGTAGGAGTTAATCCTTTCAATGCACCTATACCTGGAGAATCTTTAACGACAGCTCCAGATATGCCGAAAGCATGGGAAAGACCTCCTCAATATACATCTCAAGATAAAGCTATGGAAGCTATCTATATGGAAATAACCCAAGAAGATAGTTTAAGAAAATTAATTAATATTATTAATGATGGTCTTCCTTTAGATGAAATTGCACAAGTTATATTATATAAAGGTTATACTGAAGGTAAATTTTCTCCTGACTTAATGTTAGTCTTAATTGAACCTACTATTTATTTATTAATAGCAATTGCAGATTATGCAGATATAAAAGATTATACATTATATAATGAAGAAACAGATGACCCTAATACAGAGATTCCTGAAGATGATGTTACTCCTCTTAATATGGATGAAGATGAAGACGTAACAAAAGAAAAACGTAAACCTACAAAAGAAAGTTTAGGTGAAAGTTTGTTATCAAAAGTTGAAGCAGAATTACCTGAAAAGGTAAGAGAAATTAAGGAGAAAGAATAATGGGTTGGTTAACAGACATAGGAAATGTTGCTGTTGGTGCTATTGAAAGAGATAGAGAAATCACCAAAGAAGATTTAATTATTCGTGCAGAGAATTTAAAAGCTAATCAAGAAATATTAGTTAAGCAAAAAGATAAAAAATATAATAAAGAATTAGAATCATATTATAAAGAAAAAGAAAAATTTGATAATATAGAAAAAATGAATAAGTGGGCTGATGATGGAACTATTAATAAAGATGCTTATGCAGCATTTGCTTTATCATCAACAATACCAAATTGGGATACTATCCCTAAAGATTACAAAGCAGATATGATTGCAAATTATGATGGCAAGACTATTGATTATAAAATATCAGGTAGTGCCGAAGAAATTAATGCTAAAGCTGCAAAAGCTATAACACTTATTAATAATGAAACATCCGCAGCAATTAAAGATGCTAAAGGTAATAGTTTCTTAATTAATAAAATCTTAAGAAAAAAAGAAACAGTAGAAAAAGATATTTATGCTGCAATTGAAAACCAATTAAAAGCTATTGATTCTGTTAACATGACAGAAAAATCTACAACTCATTCAGGATTAGAGATAAAACAAACAGGAGATAAAACTTCTCTTAATTGGAAGAGATTTAAAAAGAAAAATCCAGAATGGATAAAACAATATAATGCTCTTGATAAGGAAGTAGTTTTTAATAGCGTTGCACAAAAAGATAATTTTTTAGCTTTTATGAAAGCAAGTCAAATAGCAGGTGCTAATACTGAAGCTAATTGGAATTTAAAAAATAATGATACTGAAATAGAAGGTGTTACTCCAGCAGCTCAAGCACTTCTTGCTACATATAAAAGTGTTTATGATGAAGTTAAAAAAGATTTCTCAGCACAAGCATTAGCTACGCAAGGTGTAGATATAACAGAGCTTAGAGATATAATGAGTGTTGCTGAAATTAATAAAGCAGTTCAAAGAATTATAAATGAAAGAAGTGTTAGAATAGAAACTGGAAGATGGAGTACTGATGATAATTTTGATTTTGTAGCTGTTGTTCCTGTAACTGTTCTGGATAAAGTAAATAAAATACTTGTATCAGGACAAGGAATATCAAAAGGTGGTAAAGGAGAATGGACACCTGATACAGATACAATTAAATCATTATATAAAGAATTTTTAGAAATGGAAGCACCTGCATTAACTGGCAAATATAAAAAGAATAAAGAATTTAATAGTTTAAGTGCAGTTCAAAGTGAAATTGAAACTGAAGGTAAGATGAAAGATAAATTCTTAGCATTTGTTTCTGATAAAGTAGGTGTATCGGTTCCTCCAGATGACCCTGATACTCCTGAGATTGAATCTATTACAAAAGCTCCTAAAGTTTTAGCTGATGAAGAATTACAAATAAAAATGGCAAAAGAATCAGGAGCTATTGGTGATAGTGTCATTAAATTAGATAAAGAAGGAAAAGTTGTACCTCAAACTGAAGGTAAGTATGGTACAGATAAAACAAGAATTACACTAGACCCAGATAATAAAGGATTCAAACAAGGTGGTATTTTTATTCCATGGGAAAAAATAGAAAAACTTAATCAAGTTGATAAACTTCCAAATCTTTTAAAACTAAGATACGAAGCTTGGAAATCTGAACAATAAGGTACTAAATGTCAGCAGAATCTTTAAACAATGTACTGTTGTCTGAGAGTACATCCCCTAACATTATAGATACGAAAGAAAACGAAATTGAAAGTGATTTCATTTTTGGTGATGGGAAAGTTGTACCTAATGAAGAGTTAGAACAAATTGAAGCTGAAGTTTTACCTATTGAAGTTTTACCTGAAGATGAAAAAGATTTTGAAACGCCTTTTTTAGATGGGTTAAAAAAGGAAAAGGAAAAAGTAACTGAAATTGAAACCGATACTATTTTTGGAGATGGTATACAAGATGAAGAGTATGCTAATATTTCTACTTTAGATAAGTTAGAATATGGCTGGGATAAAAACCAAATGGTGTCTACTAATTTACTCTATAGAATTCCTAGAAATTATCTCGAATCTTTATTTTCTGAAAAAACATTTGAAGATGTTTCTATTGAAAACGAAGCTGAAAGAAGAACAGACTTTGAAAAAGAACATTGGAAAATGTTAGATGGTGAATCTGATGGAGCTTACACTATGATTGGTGAAGCTGCTTCATTTTTATTAGACCCTTATTATCTAGCTGGTTATTATTATGGAAGAGGTTTGTTAGCAAATCCTTTAACTTCCATGACGTTAAATGCTGCCCTTATTGGTGGTGATACTGCTATAGATAGTTTAGCAAAAACAGGAAAAGTTGATTGGGGTGCTACAGGACAATCTGCATTAATTGGTGGTGCTATAGGTTTAGTATTTCCTATTGGTGGAAAAATAATTCAAAAACTTGCACCAAATCTAATGAAAGGAAAAGTTACACAAGTTCAAAATTTTCTTAATGATAAAGTTGCAAAGGCAAATGGAGTCACAACTGTAGAATTAGCAAAGATACAAGAGATTGCTGCTAAAAGTTCTGTTAAAAAAATTACAAATCAATTAGATGAGTTAGTAACTTCTAAAAGTTGGAACACTCAATCTAAAAATATGTCGGCTCTTGTTAATACAGCAAGAGATAATTTTTTAAAGTTAAGAACTCAACTTTCTAAAGAAGCTAAAGATATTAATAAAGCAAGAAAAGAAATATTAAAACCTATAAAAGGTTTAACTTCAAAAGCAGTTGATTCTAAAACTTATTTTAAAGAAGTTATTAAACCAGTTCAAGAGAGAGCTAAAGCAGAAGGTAAAAAAATATTAGATATAAGACTTAAAATTAGAGAAGCTCATAAAACTTGGTTAAAAGAAAATACTAGATTAATTAAAAGAAGCACAGAAAGACTTGATAAATATTATAAATTAGAAGGTGAAAGAACTGCTGCTATTTTAGCAGAATTAAAAGCATCAGAAGGTTTAGGTGTTAAATTTTTAAGAGCTTTTCTATCAAATCTAACAAGACCTTTAATAGGTGGAGCAACTGGTCTAGGAGCTAATGTTGGTGCTGGAATGATGGGTTATGATGTTGAAGATGACATCTTAACATGGGCTTTTGCTGGTATGGCGTTAGGCTTTGGACAAAAATCTATTCAAAATAGTATTAGAATTCCATTAGGTCAAAAACAATTATTTAATAAACAGATTGAAAACCATGCAGTTAGATTTACATTTCAAAAACTTAGAGAATTAACATCCGCAACTACTGCTACTAAATTAAATTCATTTGGTGGTACGACTCAAAAAATTGGTAGATTATTATTCAGACAAGTTGACGACCCTTTAGCAGAAAAATCTGCTATTGCTCAAGCTGAATCTATGGATAATTATTTTCTTAGAAAAGCTAATAATCTAATTAAAAATTCTTCTAAAGAACAACAAATACAAGCTGTTTCAATTGTTAGAGGTAATAAAGAATTAGCTAAGATTGCAAGTAAAGATGTTTTAAAATTAGCAGATGATATAAAAGGTTTTCTAGATGAATTTAAAGTATTATATAATAAAGCAGGTTTCTTTTCTCCTAGAGAATTAGATAATTATTTTCCTAGAGTATTAAATTGGGAAATAATTAATTCTAATATGCCTCATGCTGAAAAAGTATTTACAAAAATATTTAAAGATAATTATAAACTTACTACAGAAAAAGCAAGAGATGCAGCTAGAGCATATTTAGAAAAATCATCAGGTCCTGGTCATTCTAGTGTAATTAATACTAATGTTTGGAATAAAATTGTAAGAGGTAGTCCAAAACCTAAAGGGGGAGCAAGAATTGTAGACCCTTTAACTAAAGAACATGATTTAATTCATACTCCTATATCGGACCATATATTTAAACATAGAAGTTTACAAGGTAAATTTGATGATGTAGAAAAAATATTAGAACGAGAAGGATTTTTAATAAATGATTTATCACTTATTCTACCTAAAATTATACAAGATTCTACTAAATCAATTGCCTTTGCTAGAGTATTCGGTAAGGGTGGACAATTATTAAAACCTTTACTTGAACAGATAAGAACAAAATATGATAATTTAATTTTAAGAAATAATAAACTTGGGATTAACTCAACTAGAAATGATGCAGCCGCACATGAAGCTGGATTAGTATTAGATTCTATTGATGCTTACTTTGGTAGATACCAATTAGGTATTAGTCAAGGTAAAAATTTTTCAACATCAGTTGGTCTTCTTACTATGATGAGTAACTTAGGTATGTTAGGTAGAGTTACTATATCATCTTTAGGAGATATAATTCAACCTTTCCAAAATTCTATAAGTTGGACTGCTGCTTTAAAAGGACTAGGTAGAACTAATTTATTTAAAGCTAATTGGGAAAAAGGACTAGCTAGAAATTTAGGTTATGATATGCATAATGAAATGTCTAGGTCATTAACTAGAACTGCTGCTGGTTTAGAAAAAGAATTAGTATTAAGTCAATCTTGGATGGGTAAATGGGGTGTTCAATGGAAAGATTTTAAAAGAACCAGTTTTTATAATACGTTAGCTTTTAAAGGATTAGGTTTAGAATGGTTAACAGGCTATGCTAGAAGATTTGCATATAATACTGGAGCTGCTGATATATTTAATTTATCAAGACAATTTTATAAAATAGTAAATGGACCTCAAGGAATTAATAGTAGAGCTGCGAAAGTTCTTATAAGAGATTTAGATAAATATGGAATTAGAAGTAATCAAGCTTTAACAATTGGAAAATATACTACATTTAATAAAGCTATTAAAGATGAAGCAGCAAAGAAATTTTTAAATCAAGCTGGACTTATTGGCTCTAATAGAGATGCATTAATTCCTCAAGTTTCAAATAGATTATTATTTACACAAAGTAAAGAACCATGGATTAGAGCTTTAGGACAATTCTTATCATGGGCACAAGCAAAATCTTCACAAACTAATAGAATTTTAAGAAGAATAGAAAATGGAGATGCAAGAACTTTAATAAAAACATTGGCTGCAATTCCTGTTTATTCTGGTATTCAACAATTAAGAGAAATAATGAAACATGGAAGTGTAGTTACTGATATGGAATATAATAAACCTGAACTTGCTACAAAAGCATGGCAATTATCAGGGATGCCTGGCTGGTTAAGTGATTTAGTTTTTAATAGATTTGTTGGACCAGGTTCTAAAAGTTCTCCCTTCTTTGTCTTTGCTCCTGCTTATAATGTTTTAGCAGAATTTGGATTAGCAGCAACTGACCTGATTACTGGAAAACCAAAACAAGCTTATGAAAGATTAGAGAAACAATTATTCTTTCCTGAATGGAGAAACTGGGTTAAAAAATTCTGGTTTCCTAAATCTGGAAATATAAAATCAAAAACAAATGTACCTAAAATATCTTTTATGCATGGAGGAATTGTTCATAGAAAAAAATATGTTGCAGGTGATGAAGTCTATGGTGTGAATGCAGAAGTAAATGAAATTAAAAAAGATTTAGCATCCACTCCTCATATAGAAGAAAAACATACAATTAATGTAGATGATGAAACTAAAGAAAGCATTAAAGAAGAAGAAGGATATAGAAATATACCTTATCAATTAGAATATATAAAAGATGATGGTACAAAAGTTAAAGAAGATTTTTGGACTGTTGGTATAGGACATAGATTAGATAAAAAAACTAAAGATGTTTATACTGATAAAGAAGTTAAAGAATTATTTGAACAAGATGTTGAGAAAGCAGCCCTTGCTGTAGATGACTTAATTGATAAAAGTAAAGTTCACCCTAAAGCTTACAACCTAATGGTTGAAATGGCTTTTCAAATGGGTAGTAATAAAGAAACAGGAGAAGGATTAGCTGGTTTTACTCAAACTCTTGAACATATAAATAATGGTCGTTATGACCTTGCATCTAAAGAAATGCTAAAAAGTGAATGGCATAATCAAACACCTGACCGAGCAAAAAAATTAAGTGCATTGATGGCAGGTTTATTTGTTGACAACTAACGAATTTCTTACTATACTATAGTATGAAAGAGTAATGTCCATTGTGGAGTTACTCAACTTAAATCGCTTAACGAAAGGATTAACATGACAACATACGATTTAATAAACTTTGACCCCTTTAAGAATTTCTCTATCGGTTTCGATAGAATGTTTGATTCTTTAAATGAGGTCTCTCGACTTAACACTTCAAACTTCCCTCCATATAACATAAGAAAGTTAGAGGATGGCAAGTATCTTGTCGAAATGGCATTAGCAGGGTTCTCTAAGGAGGACTTGAAATGCGAACTACAAGATGGTGTATTAACCATTGAAGCTAAAAAAGAAAAGAAAGATGTAGAGAACTTGATTCATCAAGGGATTGCATCTCGAAGTGTTTTAAGGAAGTTTACGTTATCAGAGTATGTCAAAGTAGATGACGCTGATTTTAAAGATGGAATGCTTAAAATCAAACTCTACGAAGATTTACCTGAAAGTAAAAAGCCTAAAACAATAAAGATAAAGTAAATCTTTACTGTCATGGTGGTATCAGTATAACTCATTAGAGTACAACTGCTCTGCCACCATAAAAAATTATGATACCATACAATATATTATTTAAACTTGGTTCTAAAGCTGTCGGTACTTTTATGACTAGACGAAAAGAAAAGTCTGATAGAGCACACGCAATAGCTATGCAAGAAATGGCTACTGGAAATGAACGAGCAAAAAGAAATGGTTCTTTATTTTTAGATTTAATATTAGGTGCATTTATACTAGCACCATTAGGCATACTAGCTTATGGTTCTTACTTCGGTGATGAACTAATATTAAATAGAACTGAATTCTATTTTCATAGACTAAAAGAAATTCCTGAAGTCTACCTTTACTTAGTGTTTATAGTAGTAGGTGGAAACTATGGAATATCTGTTACAAGTTTAATAAAAAATAGAAAAAAATAAAAATGAAAATATCTGATAAGACTGCTATCAGTATGCCTATGCGTAATCTTATAGGTATTATAACAGCAGTTTCAGTAGGGGTATGGGCATTTTTTGGAATTCAAGAAACTCTTAATCGTCATAGTACGACTTTAGAGTTAATGGAAAAAGATTTAAATCAAAATACAGAATTTAGAATTAAATATCCTAGAGGAGAGTTAGGACAATCGGCAGGAGAAGCAGAACTTTTCATGTTGGTGGAGCATATGGCAGGTTTAGTTTCTAAACTAGAAAAGTCTATGGGAAATATGATGCATAATGAAGTTAATATTGAAAGACTTCAAAAGGATATGGAAAAAGTTTTAGGAGATATAGAAAAATTAAAAGATAAACAAAGAACATTTTCTAATGGAACACGTTAATGATGGATAAAATTATAACAATTCTTATTGGAGTTATGTTAGCTGTTTCAGGTTGGGTGTTAACTCAAACATTTTCTTTATCTACTAACCAAGCTGTTCAAGTTGATAAGGTAAGTAAATTAGAAAGAACAGTTGAAAAACTACAAGATAAGATGTCTGACATGATGGATAAAGATGAAGATATTATAAGACAACATAAAAAATTATTTGAAGCTTTAGAAAATACTTCAGATTCTTCATCTAGTTATAACTACTAATGTCAAGACCAGTTAGAAAATTGATAGTAAGATTAAGAATGTGGTACGCTACAGTTAGAGGACATAAAGGTATGCGTTGGAATTATGAACCATCTGAACATTACTTTGGAAAAGGAAAAAAATAATGATTGAAACAGTTACAGCTTTACTATTATTTTTAAATGGTTCAATGATAGAGCACGTTTATAAACCTGACTTAGGTGCCTGTTTAAAATCAAAACGCATAGCTTCTCGTGAATTAAATCCTGAACGTGTGGTTTTTAAATGTAAAATTGTTAAAGCAAAGATTGAAGAAGAACCAGATTCCAAATATGGTTATAGAATTGTAAAGGTATTAGATGAATAATTATTGGAAAGATTTTATTAGTTCAGGAAAAATATGGGTGTTAGCTTTCCTTATATTTTGTATGAGTATTGTTTTTGTTTATGCAGGTGAAGCTGAAGATGTTGCAAAGAAAAAAGGATTAGTTGATTTAAGTCCTTCAGCTCCTGAAAAAGGTGTTGTCTTTGCAGTATGTATATTTGCTGTAGGTGAAGATGGAACTAAGTATTTAGTGGACCATAGAGCCGCAGTTAATATGGGTCATTGTCTTAAAGAAAAAAGAAAAGCAGAATTAAAATATAGAGACCCTAAACATAGAAAGTTAATGGGTGGTACAAGATTTGTTTTTGCTTGTGATAAGGTAGATGCATTAGTAGAAATACAAGAGAATGGAGATTGGAAAATTTTAAAAATATTAGGTAAACATAAAGCAGCTTATAAACAAAAGAAAAGTTATGAATAAATGCATGATGAAGCAGAGTTTGGTGTTGACGATATTAGTGAAGAAGATTATAACCGCATGAAAGCGGTAAATATAAGAAAGGAGAAACACATGGCTAAAAAGAAAAAGAAAAAAGGCAAAAAGAAAAATAAAAAAAATAAGAAAAAGAAAAGATAGTTGAATGATGGATATCATAGGTTTAATTCTACTGTTCTGTTTTATAATCTATGTTATCTATGATTTAAAAAATATATGATAAACGAAAAACTTATAACAATCCTGATTGCTATACTATTAGCACTTGGAGGATGGAATTTAAAGGAAACTTATAGCATATCAAAAGATATGGTTTTGATTAAGGAGAAGGTGGCGACTATTCAAAATGAAGTATCGAACTCTAAAAATTTTAAGAAGAAGAAGAAACGCAAGAAAAAAAATGAAAACAATTAATGCGTGGGTTCGATATATAACTATATTCCTTTTTAGTATTTTATTCTTTTTAATCTCAGGGTGTGAAAATACACGACACTCGATTGGTATCTCAGGTAAACCTTTGAGTACTGACATGGAGCAAAATATTAAGATGAATTATAAAATTATTTTCGGTAAGGTAAGACCGAAGGAAGATGATGACGATTAAACTGTATGCTTATTTCCTTAAAAAGAGACGCTGGTATAGAAGAAGACGCAAAAAAAGAAAATGAAAATAGCTTTGGTAATAACAATATGTGGTATGATGGGATGTCTACCACCTCTTACTCATAATGATTGGAAATTTGAAACAGAAGAACAATGTATGTACAAAGGTTATTATCATATTGCGGAAGTTGCTGAAAACTATATGCGGTCTATAGGGGTACAACAATTCAAAGACCAACAAATAAAAATGATGTATAATTGTTTACCTGTTGATAAAGTTTTTGAGGTTGAACCTATAGGAACTCCTACTTAGGAATGAAAAACATCCCTTGCAATTTTTTCTAAGTACGTATGTAATTCTGTAAAATTAGTTTTACACTCTCTCAACATAGCTTGTATTACCCCTGCATTTTCCTTTTTAAAATAGACAGGAATCTTATCCATAGGAAAAGTTTTTAATTCACTAATAAACTGTCCTTGATTATTAATAATTAATTTGAAGCCCATTAAATCGGCTTCTTTTTTTTTGGTTCTTTTAGATTTATTTAATTTTCGAGGGAGTTGCACTAGCTTTTCTCATTAAGTCAACAAAAAAGTCATCATCACCTTTATCTTTTCTTAACTTAGTTAATGGTTTATCGCCCTTTTTATATATCTCTACACTTCTAACTCTAATAGGATTTGTCATAAAGACTGGAAGTCTTGGATTGTTAATACTCTTCACCATAAAGAATCCATCATCAGCTATACCAAATGTTAGTACATTTTGTATATCTATATCATCCATTCCAACTAAACATAATCTCATATTATAAATAGCAGGGGGTCCACCTGTAATAGGTTTACCTTTTAAATCATAAATTTTATCTACCATTTATTTTCTTACGATATGTTTTCTTAATGCTCTAACAAGTTCTTCTATCTTATCTATTATAGCAATTAAAGATTTATCTTTTATAAAACCTTGTTCTTTTTTTAATTCATCATACTCTCTTAAAGGAATAGTTACAGTTCTTCTTGAACTAATTTCATCTTCATAAGATAATGCTTCAGCCCTATCTTGTTCTTCAGTCATCATTTTTTATAACGCTTTCTATTTTAGAAGAGTAGTCTTTACTTACAAAACTAGGTTCAGTTCTCACCTCACCTATTTCTCCTCCTTGCCCATCATCATCTATTAAACTATCCACACTTGTTGTATGAATTTCATTTAACTTTTCATTGTTTCTAGTTATCTTCTTCTTTAGATGTTCTTTAAGTTCACCTATTCTTATGTATAACATTTTATCTATGTGAGGAGTAATTCCATACATAGGTAAATCGTTAAGAGCAGAAATTATTCTACGAAAACCTCTTGCTCTTTTTTCTAATTGAGTTATAGTACTCTCATTAATCATCATAGTCCCTTTCCAATATCATTTCTAGATAGTGTATTGCCTTTTCTATATCCTTCTTCTTTCCTTTTTTTTGATGTCTGCATATATACTTAATCGCATTCCCTTCTGCAAACAAAATTTTATTTTCATTAATAAATTCTGCAGGTTGAATCTTCATAGAGTTATAATGATTCCCATCTACCTGCTTACTTAATGAATCATATGTCGTACCTTTAAACATTCCTTTGTCTGTCATTACATAGCAATTGGACCTTCTTTAGCCATCCTTGCTCTCCTTTTATCTCTTTCTGTGGGTTCTAAGCTATCATTTAAATCATCTATAGTCCAATGAGGATTCTTTTTTAATTTTTTAACTATCCATTTATAAGACCAAGGTTGTAAACGTAATGTAGTTCCTTGCCAATAATGAGTTTGATTCGGTAATAATTTAAATACATTCTTAACATTAACTTTCTTTTGTTCATCAGGATTTAATAATCCTTTAAGCCATTCAACCATAATATGTTTAGCTTTGTTTCTTATCTTACTCATTTGTTTGGTGTTCATTTTTTTCCTTTGGATAATATACATCAACTATAGATTTACAACTCGGACAACTTAAATTTGTTACCATAGAATACTCTTCTTCCTCTTCTTCGATATCATGGTCTCCACCCCATATTAATTCTGTCTTACAATGCCAACAATTCATTTCTTTTTCTTCTTCTTATAAATATATTTATAATCTTTAAGAAAATAAATTATAAGTCCTCCAGTAAGACTTAATAATAAAAAACCCACTATAGCTTTAGCCATTGTTAACATTATTCCAAGTCCATCATAGGAGCATTAACAATAGGTTCTAATTCATTCTGTAGTTTCTCTGATACAGAAAGATTTTTACCATTACTTCCCATATTATAAAATGTATACTTAACAGTTAGTTCTTCCCATGCTTTTATATCTCTTATAGCAATTAAATTATATTTACTATAATTTGTATCTAGAGATTTTACTTTCTCACAATTAGGTTTATCTGAATGATTTATAAAACCTCCTAAAGGTGTGCGTATTAATTCATCTTTAATTTTATAATGACTCACACCAAAATTAACACCCTTTGGTGCAAACAATTTAGTAAACAATCCTAACCCTTGTATCTTACTCTTAGCAATTGTAAGGTTAATACATTCATTATCAGGTAATGGTTTATACAACTTTTCTTTTTCCATATGTTTTTAATTCTTCTGAAAAGTTTTTAGTTATCTCTTCAACATTAGGTTGTCTATTTACTTCAGCTAAATAAACAAACTTATTAGAATATTTAAATACTCTTAATCCTTTACCATCATTAGCATCCTTATAACATTCCCATTTATGTGCACAAAACTGACAACCAATAGGTAATGATTTATTTCCACCTTTTGTTTCTGATAATTGATAACACTTCTCAGGTGGTGTCTTACTCTTTAATGTATCTTGTAAAGTTTTAATTAAAGTTGTAACATTAGGTTTAGCTAACTCATCAGGTTTATAGAAACAAACATCTCCACTTGATTTATCCATAACCAAAAAACCTCCTCCATTTGTACCCATACCTGTTTCATATCCTGATAACTGGGCATGATAACCAAATGGGTCATCACCAACTAACTCTCCTGTTTTAAATTTCTTAAAACTAAATGATGATGCTGACTTAACATCACACACTTCACCATCTACTGTCGCATCTATATGTCCTTTAATATTATCTATCTCTACTTTCTTTTGTTGGTCTCCTATTTTATGTCCAGTTAATTCTGCTAGATATAATAATAAATGTTCTAAGATATGTCCATATAAAAATTTAATATTTAAACTAGCATCATAAGATTTAGTTTTCTTTGGACTAAATCTATCATACCATAATTGTCTAGGTGGTTTACCTAGTACTGACATTCTTAACTTCCCATCTTTTTCTCTAATAGGATTGTTCCATGAATTAAAAGCTTCCTTAATATTCTTAAGGAACTTATCCATGTTTTCTTCTGTGACGTTAGCAGGTTTACCATTTGATATTCCAGCTACTAAAGTTTTAATATCAGTAGCTATTGTATCAATGCGTTTCTGCCCAGTTGTTTCCGATTTTATATTTTCCATCTAACGGACACCTTATTTTTAATTCCTTTCCTGCCTCTCTTATTGATTGTACTGCTAAGTTTCCAAACTCTTCGGCTCTACTATCTTCAACCTCATATTGAAACTCATCATGTACATTAACAATAGGATAAGCTTTGATTCGTTTATTTATAACATATTGGTCTAGTAATGTCAACGCTTTCTTCATAACACACGCACCAGCACCCTGTAATAGGGTGTTTAACGCAGCGTGGGGGTGTCTTATGAGGATTTTTCTTTGGTCGAGACCTCTGAGCCATCTTTTTTGAGCCACTCCATCCACTCTTTCTCGTAGTCGTTTAAAACTTGGTGTAGCTCTAAGAAATTTTTCTTTAACTCTTTCTCCATCTCTTTCAGACCTTTTGATGATACTTCCGATTTTTTTTGAACCTGCTCCATAAATGAGTGCGTATATAAATGTCTTCGCCTCATCTCTTGACTCCAAGCCAGTCCTAATCTGATTTGTTGTGTGTATATCTCCATTAATGATTTCATGTGTATATTCCTTATCGTTCATGTAGTGTGCTAACATCCTCAACTCAAGTCCTGAAGCATCAACACCTACTAATTTATAACCTTTGTTTGTAATCCATAACTCTCTGCATTCTTTTCCGTAGGGTGAATACACAGCAGGAACTTGTGCCATATTGGGCGACTGATGGCTCATCCTTCCAGTAATTGTACCATTGGTAATTACTTTGCCATGTACTCTCCCATCTTCTCTAGTAGCTTCAATCCAAGAACTGACTTGAGCAATTCTTTTCTGAAGAGTGAGAAATTTTTTTATTAATTCAGCTTCAGGAATATTTTTAATTTCTGATAAAACTTTTTCATCAACTATGATATGTCCTTTATCTGTTTTCTTTTTAGGTTTCCATCCTAACATAACTAATCGTTCAGCTATTTGTTGACGTGAACCTAAATTAAATTCTTTAAATTTTACTTTTGTAAATGGTACTCCCTTAACATAACCTCTTGTTTTATTATTAGACTTAGGAATAAATTCTGTTTCTATTTTTAATGGAGGAAAAGTTTTTCTTACTATTAATTGTAAGCTAGTCATGTCCTCCTTGAACTTAGCTTGTAGCATATGTGCACCTACAACATCTATCATAAATCCTTTTTCATGTTGTCGTTGTATAATCTTGGCAACCTTATGTTCTAATTCAATTGACTCTCCAAAGTCTGTCATCTTTTTAGAAAGAAATTTATATAACTTCTCAGTTAAATCAACATCATTTCTACAATACTTTAACATCTCTTCACTAAAATAATCAAAGTTATCAAACTCCATTTTCTTTTTATAAAGTTTTTCACCCCAATTTTTTAATGAATGCCCACCCTCTAACATAGGGTTAAATAATCTAGATAAAATTAATGTATCAGTTATCTTACAATTTTTAAATATGTTATAACCAAAAGCTTTATTTAAAACTGGTATATCAAATCCAATAATGTTATGTCCAATAACTTCTTTAGTTTGTTTTAAAAATTCTTCAAACCTGTGTATTCTATCTTCTTTAAATTGATAATAAGTATCCTTATGTTTACAAACAATACACCAAATTTTATCTGTAGTCATTGTTGTTTCAATATCAAATATTACTTTATCAAAAGTCATCTACCTTTACCTCAGATAATCTTCCAGTATCCATATCATATCTTAAATCACAACAAGGTCCAGTTAAACCAGCAAATCTATTCTTTAATACTCTTACCCTTGTGGTACTACGTATTTCAGGGTCATCATTCTGTGCGTCTCTCTCAAGCCCTATAACCATGTCACTTAGCTGCCCTATAGAAGCCGAACCTCTTAGTTGAGACAGAGATGTAGCCGCACCCTCTTCATGTCCCTTACCATCAGGTCTCCTTAAATGTGAGACTACTATCATAGCTATACCTGTTTCTTGAACAAGAGTTCTAAGTCTAGTCATGATTTCATCTAATGCTCTACGTTCATCTCCATGACTTTGGTCTGATACTATAATACTAACGTGGTCTATAATAATATACTTACAGTCTAAACCTTTAGCTAAATATCTAACTCTAGAAATTATATTATCAATAGTGTTAGAACCAAAATGGTCAAACATAAATATTCTACCAGTACCTACAGTAGCATCAAAGTAAGTTCTTAATTCTTCTTTAGGAACATGAACATCAGGTAAATGTAATCTTTGATTAGCTTCGATACTCATAATACCTTTAGATGTTATAACAGGGGTCTCTTCTAACATTAACAAACCTATATTATCTTTAGTTTGTTTTATTAGATGATGAATTAATTCTCTCATCACTTGAGTCTTACCTAACCCACTACCTGAAGTGAACGTCACTAATTCAGATGGTCTTAATCCATAAGTAATTTTATTTAATCCTTCAAAAGGATATTGAACAAAGCTTTGTAATGTTGGTTTACTTATCTCATCAAACAAAACATTAGCATTTATAATTCCATCAGGAGCATAGACCTTTGCATTCCAAAATGCTTTTTGATAAAGCTGTAATTTATTTTTAGTTAAACAATCAGACGCATCTTTTAAATCATTAGGAAGATACATTATCTTACATTTTCCAGGGCTAAATAATTCAGCTACCTTTAATGCACCTTCACGACCATGCTCGTCATTGTCAAAATTAACTACAACATTTTCAAATTGTTCTAGCCATTCTAAACTTCCTTTAATATCTTTAACTGCAGAAGTTATACCATTCTTAATACTAACAACTGGTGTCTCATATCTATCAGTCTTAAACATTTGAAAAGCTGATAAACAATCTATCTCACCCTCAGTAATTATAACAAATTTATTTTTAGAGAATAAATGTTCTCCAAATAATCCTGAGTTTTTTGTATTACCTTGTATAGTAAATTCTTTTAGCTTTGTAAATCTTGTCTTGGTTGCAATCTTTGCACCTTGCTTATCATGATAAGGATAATAATGATTAGTTATATTACCCATACTATCCATCTTAACACTCACCCCATACTTTCTACAAGTAGGTTCAGTTAAGTTTCTATCTACAATTTCTGCAAAGTCAGAAGACTTTACAAAATCTTTTACTTCGTATTCGTGTGTGCCATTACCATTTGTTTGTGTTGTTTCCATATCGTATTCCTTTATATATTGTTGACATGAAAAACAATAAGCAGAACCATCACCATTAAGAGAGACTGCATCAGTACTCTCACATAATGGACATGGTAAATGATATTTTATAAATCCTTGTTTCTTTGTTTCCATTGTCGCCCTCATAAATTATTTATCCCTAAAAAAAAGGAGAGCCAACCTGTTGCCAAGCTGACCCTCCTGTAGGAGTAGAAAATGAGTCATGCATTATGACTGTTAATGTTGTATCAAAAATCTTCTTTGATGTCAACACCATTAGAAGATTTTTTTTCTATATTAAAATCTTCATTGGGAGTAAATTCCACTAAATCCAGTACCTGTACAGCTTGTAAATCTAAACCTTTGCCCTTCTTACCTTTAAAATTCCAGTCATAAGATTTATACATTACTTTTACTTTACTGCCATTACCGACTATTTTATCAATAGGTTTCTTTTCAGCATCCACTAATTGTGGTTGTTGATTCTTATCTCCATTTGCTTTAGAAACCTTACGTTTAAATCTGATAATATTTTTTACTACCTTATCATCAGCTTTTGTTTCACCAACATTAAAACCATTTGTTTTAAAATCAGTCGCAATCTTATCATCAACTGCTAAATCAATTCTCCACATAGGTTCAAACTTTTCGTTTGGTCTTATTAGAGAAGCCCAGTATGCTGTGCCTTCAATTATTGCCATATGTTTTTTCCTTTTCTATTTATATTTTTATATTGCATACCATCTTGTATCAGTTTTAATCCTCTGTGTCAACACTAAGGTCATCTTTTTTTTCTAATACCTCATCTATTTTTTCATTAATTATCCTCTTAAAAGTGGCTTTTTTACTAGCTTTTTCCTCTAGTGCATGAATTTTTTTACCCATAGAGTGTACATCTAAATTAGATTGTTCTAATTTAATTAAGATTTGTTTAATCTTAGAATCTTTTTGAGAAACTAATTTAATAGCATCATCTTTTTCTTGAGTTAAATCTGCAATCTGATGTTTTAATGCAGTAACTAATTCTCTATCACTCATATATTATTGACAACTCTCGCATTCATTATTACTATCTACAACTACATCTTTCTTGCACATACAAGCAGTACAAGGACATACTCCAAGCATATCTGAATGCTCTTGTAAAGAACAATGACACCTACAGTTACAATTTAAACATCTATTAATATCGCCCATGATAACTCCTACTAATTAATTTTTCTTCTTTTCTTTTTTTTATTTTTTATTCTTTCTCTTGTAATTTTTCTTTTCTTTACTTCAATTGGTTTTTGTAGTATATATATAAATAAATATACCAAAACAAATACCAGTATAACCATAGATACTGCTAAGAAAAATGATAGATAACAAATCTGAAACACATCTGCTACTAACACAAGTCTTTCCTTTTTAGTACTGGCTAATATAATACTTACATCAGGTTCATATGTTGCCCATTGTTCTACTGAAGATATGGTCACAACTTCAGGCATTGGTTCATCAAAGTCATGTAGAATTTTATTAGTCACTAAAGATTTTAATTCTTTAGCTTTTACTAGATACTCATATGCATGAGTTTTAATATCTTTCTTTGTCGTTAATGTAGTTGTAAAGTCTATGCCACTATAAGCTTTAGCATAAGCATTATTACTTATTGCTAGACTTGAACCACTAGATAACAATGCAAACTCACTACATCCAGTTAATAATAATAAACCAACTATTAATCCTAAACATTTTTTAATCATAATAATCTATTCCTATGTAATTGACCCACCCATACGTGTTCTTGTTGTTTATCTTTATCTAATTTTTCAAAACAATCTTGACATATCTTACAATTTCTATCGTGGATATACCTTCGCATAGTGCCACCATTTTCCTGTCTATCGCAGGTTCTACAAATATCTTTGAAGTTAGTTCCTCCATCCATCATACCCATAATTATATTCCAACAATTATAATATAAACTAACACACTAATGACTACTGAAATACTAACTACTCCTGCACCTGTATATATTTTATTCATTGTCTCTCCTTTATAATTCATAACACTTCTCTGTAAATAATTCTTTAATAGGTATGACTACACATTTAGATGCTCTGTAATCTCCTATCTGTTTTGTATGTGTCTTCTTATATTTGTTTACTATTTTTTTTAATCTTGATACTCTAAAGACTAACATACAATATTCTTTACCATTAAGTTCTAAGATTTGAAACCACCATTTAGCTTCAGTCTTATCTATACCACTTGGCTTACCTCTAAACTCATACTCAACAGCAATATTACCTGTCTTTCTCCACCAACTACGTTCAGTCTTAACTTCTACCTTACCTCCCTTTAATAAGTCGGCTACTCTTTTCTCTCGTATCTGACCATACTTTAAATCAATATCAAATTTTGTATTTATATCACCCATAAATTAATGAAAACTACACAAATAATTTGTGAGAAACTTATTTAAATTCTTATGTTCAAAAAGTTTTTTTGTATTAGCTTTTTTTAATTGATTAAAAGTTTTGACTATAAAGGATGGTTCAAAGTCAGAGTGGTCACAAACTTCGCAGAATTGCGTATCGTTTGTATTAAACCAAGACTGTGCATCTTGGACTATCTTCGTTCTATGTTTACCCCATGCATGAATATCTATATCAAGGGCATCCATAATGGCTCGGACTATAACACTTCTCCATACAAGTATATGAGGTGTTATGGTTCTGCCTTCACCTTTTCCTCCGAAGAGGGCTGGTGCATTTCTATTTTGTATCATACTTCATTTCGTTGTCCAAGTATTTAGCAATTAGTTTAGGTTTTTTATTCTTTACAATCCTTGAGTGAAACTCTCTTTGTCTCAGGATTCTCGCCATTGGATTTCTTGATTTTATTTTTGTATGTTTCTTCATCAATTTCCTCAACAGTATTCCTGTGAACCTTTACTTCTTTGCCAACGATATTAGAATAAGGACTCCAATTTAAATTTTCTTTAGCTTGGTGTAGTAATGTTCCTGAATTGTAATAGTCTTCGATACACATATCTACATTCACCCAAGATTTTTTCATAAAGAATTTATTTGCCATAGTCCTATCCAACAAAATGTTGTTTAATATAATTAGAAATTATACCCATATATTTATGGGCAACTCTTCCTATTATACTCCTCAATAACTGGTATAGGTACACCTGAAATAAATAAAAATTCCTCAACAATATCAATAACTTAGCACTCCTTTCAACCATAAGTTGTGTTTAATTAATACAGTACTTTCCTTTGATAACAAAGGGCTTAGTTTTGTAGGTTCGGTCTATCTCAAGTACTCTTAGGGATAGATATTTCTTAAGTATCCTACATATTACTCCTGATTTTATATCAGGAAATTTATTCCTTAATGCTTTGATTAAGTTTTTCTTTTTGTAATTATCTTTTGCTATTAAATTAAATATCTCATCTTTAATTTGAGATTTAATTCCATTAACCTTTGCATTAGGAAAATGTTTTTGATAAAGATTATACAACCATTCAGAATCTGTATCTGAAAAATCTGTACAAGTCTTATTCAAATAACTAGGACAAATATATGCTTGGGATTTTTCCAACCATACATGACCTTCTTCATTTGTTTTCATTAAGCTACCTCCTTTATTATTTGTATTGCTCTAGCATGGGCAGGATACCTTTTAATATATCCTTTCCATTCTATATAACCGAGCATATTAAATATACCACTCTTTGATTTGACATTCATATGTTGCATCATCTCTTCAAAGACTGGCATTACTTCATTCTCTTTAAAGTAATTCTGTAAATATTTAAATAACTTTAATTGTTTTTTTGTTAGCATATTATTTATTTAATTATTGATAGTATAACAAACACACAAATAAAAAATACTATATAAAATAATATTAATAATAATTTTTCTTTCATCTTACTTTATTATACAACCTCCCAATTTCCTCATCTTTTATTTTATTATCTTGTTCTAATTCCTTAATACGTCTTTGAGCTTTTTCATTATCAGCATAGAGTTGTGTCTTCAAAGCTTCAACTTCTTTCTGCATCAGTTTCATCTCAGGAGAATTATTACCTATCCCTTTTATAATTGTATTCTCTCCTTCTGCCTCTTGTCGTTTCTTTTTTTCTTCTCGCCACATCCAATAATATTTATCACTCACGTACTAATCTCCTTTGTGCTTCATCTACTATATCATGGATGTCAGTTAGTTTAGTATCTTTTTTAACTATCTCTATCATCTGTCTTAATCTACTATGATAGTCTTTAGGTTTATGATAGTCAGCACCATGTATTCTTAACTCTCTTTCATACTTAACCTCTGCTTTAAGATGAATTATCTCTTGCTTCAAATCAAAGATTTCTTTTTTAGCATCAGCAAGAGCTTTCTCACACTCATGGAGATGTTTTTCTTGTGCTATCTTTTCTAAATAAGGGTCACTCATTTTTTATCTTCACCATTCCCATAGTGTTTGCTTTGCTCAAACAAATAGAAGTTATTTCCTTGTTCATCTTCTTGTCTTCTAACTAAATTTGCATAAGCATCTGCATCTGCTAGTGTAAAGAAAGATTTTTCATGGTAAAATGTGCTACTTCTTTTACCTTTACACATCACCATAAATCTTTTTAGTTTTTGTTCTTCTTCTTTTATTCCAAACATATTTATTCCTCCTTATTATATTCGTATATCATATTAAAGTCTAATGCACAACACTTCGTTTGCATAAACCTTCTTCAATTAAAAAGGTAGCTCGTCTTCCGAACCAACCTTGTAGTGTCCAAGCATACCCTGTATCTATTAGGTGTTGCCATGCATCTATCTCTTCTGCCAAGTTGTCGCACATTATAAACCCTTCGGCTCTCCCTATTGCTTGGTGTAGTTGTTCTATTTCACTTTTATGTACTTTCATTGTTTCATACTTTCTATAATATGCTAACTCTATCCTAGAGTTGAACACATTTCTGCCATAAATGGCGTTCTTTATTTTAATCTGTTTCTCTCGCATCTCTATCTCTCTGTACATCATCTATTAGATTATCAAGACTATCTCTTATTCCTTTTAATCTTACATCTAAATTTCCACTAATAGATAATCCATTTTGTTTATTCATAATAAGAAAAGCCCTCCTAACGTGTTGGTCAGGCATCTCTGCTATCTTAATATATTTATTTTTACTCTTACTATAATATAAATTATCATCACTCATCTTATACTCCTATTCTTCTACCTCTATTAATATTCATACCCTCATCATAATATTTAATTATTTGCTGTGCTGATTTTATTCTTTGCTTTGTTAACAAATAAGGTAGCACAGCTTTACATACCTTGTATGCTTTCCTATGATAGACAGTCCACATCTCTTGAGGTTTAGCCCACGTTCCTTTTGCAGTCAGTCTTCGTTTTCTTTTATATATCACTCCTCCAAAAAGTTTATATAAAAATCTTATTGGTGCATAATCTGTACCACATACTTCTATTCTAATAATAGTAGACTTATAAACCTTACCTACTCTATTAGCTTTTAATCTTTTATAATATTTAATACAACCTTCGCCATCTAAAAATGCACTCGCCCATCTCTTATCTCCATAATTAATTTTCATTTTATTACTTCCATATCTTTTTTATTAATATCAAAACAAGTACTCTCTCCATCATTACCCTCTTGCCAATCTTCTCTATTAACATCTAATGCTTTGTCGTGAGCATCTTGTTTGTTGTTTGCATCAAGGTCTATGTAGTACCCTTGAGTTTCATACCCCCACACTCTATACTTCTTCATTAATCCTCCTTATAAATTCTATCTAATTCTTTCTTCCATTCTTTATGTCCTTGCTCTTTATTCTCTCTCCATTTCTTAACACCCTCTGTCGGTGTATCTCCAACTTTCTCTAGCTCTGTATCTGTCACTTTATATTCTTCTTCAATTTCTTCCCATTCTTTATTAACTAAAATGTTAGTAGGTTTAAGTGAAGTTTCTTCACTCCATTTATCCCATGCTTCGTCTTCATCTTTAGCATCAATAAAGTTTCCTATTAATTTCCACCCTGTTAGGTGTTGTGTTATTTTATATCTTGGCATTGTACCTCCTTAATTAATCTTTGTATGTACCACTCATGCCTCGCCTGTTTAACTGCAGGTCTAGCATTATACTCTTTAAAGTATTTCTTTTTCTTTTCTATCACATCAGGTCTTTGATGGTATAGTTTATTATATTCTTTTCTATTCATCATCCTCATTTGTTTCAGGTGGCTCATAGTATTTAGAAACTAAATGTGCATTGTTCTCATCCACATCATTCTCTATTGTATCAGCTATGTCTTGAAACTTTAGTTCATCATAACCAATCTGTGCTATGCGTCTTAAAAATTCTTGCCTTACCATACCACCATCTGCCATGCGTTCACCATCACCCAAGTTTCCATTTGAATAATCATTGTAGCATTCATTTAAAATTCTTACAACATTAAATGGTGCATCACCCACATCTTCAAATGGATATGCTAAATTTTTAAAGTCCATTTTTATTCTCTCTTTCATCAACATTTTTTTTATCTCTTTCAACAGTAGCTTCTAATTTATTAATCATTTTATTAATCATAATTTTTACTTTATATAAACTATGTAATTCTCCCATTGAAGCCATCTCATCTCCATGTGTTCGTTCATTCTTATTCATCTAGTACCTCCTCTGCTTGTCTATCTACTACATCTTCTTTTTCTACTTGACTATCAAACCAATCGCCACTCCCTGCTTTTGTTAAAGCATCTTGTTCAGAGTTAGCTTTTATTCTTATTTGTTTAGCCACAACATCACTTACTAAAACTAAATATTCTTTACTCATGATACTCCTCCTCGTTATCTCTCTCCCATACTGCCTTCTTATAATACTTCTTAATCAATTCTTTATCAAGCAAGTATGGATTGTTTGCACTCACTCCTCCAAGACAAATGTATATATCTTTTAATGACGTGCCTGTCTTTACCAAAGATACGACTTCTTCTTCGACTTCTTGTATGGCTTGTTTGACTTTTCCCATTTCACTCCTTTCAAATCTGCTTGAGTTATTCTCATAGCTACTGCTAATCTTCGTGTACTCCAATGGTCTTCCTTTATTAATTGTCCTATTGTTTTATTCATATTACTCCTTTGTTGTTATACCATAAACATGGCAATTTTAAGGCAACCATATGTTTATTTTGTGGTGTACCCAAAAATATTGTATTAACAGGTGCGACACGTTGACGCATCTTATAAAGTTCTTATCATGTTCTATTATAATCATAAAATTTTTTCTATATAAATATATATGGATGGTTAGGGTTATTAATCATATCATCATTACAATATCTAAGTTATATATATTAACTCTTAAAATATTTCATATCAAACTCTTCCACTTTCCATTTAACATCCTTCTTAAACTTACTCCTCTTTACATAATCTAAAGTTTCTTTTTCAGTAGTAAAGATTTCATTAGTATATATTCTATATCTATGATTATCTTTTATTAAAATTATATACATATTATCCAAACTTTTCTCTTAATCTTTTTTGTCTTTTAGCATTAGCAATACCCTCTTTCTTTTTTCTTTGTCTTTTATCAGAGGGCTTTTCATATACTTGCTTTGCTCTATACTCTCTTAACAGTCCACTCTTTAATACTTTTCTTTTGAACACTCTTAATGCTTGTTCAATATTATTATCTTTAACTATTACTTCTATTGTCATATTAAAATACTCCAAGTATAACTAACATACAATAAATAAAAAGCATAAACCCTAAATTTATTATCGCTAAATTCCAACTCATTCTAGTATATCCTCTCCAACATTATTTAAATATTTTTTAACATTAATTAACATCTCCATAGTTTTTTCAAGTTTAGGTATGTCATCTTTAAACTCTTCATAATCATTTTGATAATCAGCATATTTATTTTCTTCTAATATATAAAGTTTATCAACAGTATCTATGGCTTCTTTAATTTTATTCATCTATCCTCCTTTAAAATACTTTCTGTTCTTTTAAATTTATATCAAACAACTTACTTAAAAGAAACATATCACTCTTCGTTAAAACTTTCTTTGTATTCCCTTTAAGTTTTACCAAAGTTTGCGACAGTTCACAAACAGGATAATAAAAATCTGTTCCATGTTTGTTCTTTCTATCAACTACTATCTTTATTTGTTCACTCATTAGACCTCCTTTGTTCTTGTTTAGTTCTCATAATACAACCCAATATCATTTGGCTTTGTATCATGTATAACTATATCTAACAAGGTGTCCACCCTGTTGGATAATTCTGTAAAGTCTTCAAACATTATCTCTTCTTTATCTAATGTCTTTAACTTTAAATTATGTATGACTTCGTGTAATTTTTTTAATTTAAGTTTAAGTTTTAATTTGTTCATGTTCCAACCCATCTTTAAGTAATATTCCATGTAGTATTTCTGTTAACATCTGAATAGTATTTTCTTTATAATACTTTTGTAAAAGTTTTTCTTTATATTCTGCATAAGAATACTTGGCTTTTGCTTTGGCTTTAACATAAGGTCTTTGACTGTATGCCTTATCCCATGCCTTACCCTTATCAGAGTGCCGCCATCTTAATCTTGCTCTCTTCCTACTTGCATGATACTTATGCATTAACTCCATCTTCCTAGTTTCTTTTTCCTACCTACCTTTAACTTTATTATGCTTAATAATCTATGCCCTTTTTTATTTACATAATAAACTTTAGCTATCTTTAGCTTATCATATTTATTTTGAAAAGATTTAACAGCTTTCTTTAAAGACATAGACTTTATATCTTCAACTGTATTATCTGCTAATACAAACTGATAAACTTTTTCTTTAGCTATCTTACTTTCTTTTTTTATTAGTCTACTATCTGCTCTCATCTCTCTAACTCCCTTAATGAATATATTTCTACATAGTCTTTTTCACACCCTGAATTTAGAGCATGGCTAGTATCTACATAAAATCTTTCACTAACAAAATCATTACTACAATCGTTATACAATTCATAAGGTATCATTAAATCTACCCTAGCATTTTGATTTGGTACATCAAGTAATTCTTTTATTAATTTCTTAACTGTCCACTCTTTATATCTCATTTACCTCTTCTCCTTTTTTATTAAAAGATTTATTTAAATTTGGTACGTGTAATATACCACTCTCTTTTAGCACACGCAACATATTTTTAAACCAATCATCATTAATATTATGTTGAGTATTGGTCAACCCTGTATAATATTTTTTACTCCAACTCATACTCCACTCCACCATATTATTACAAAGCCAACAACAAACATAAATAAATAAAAGTAATTACTATCTATAAAACTATACATATTATTTATTCCATCCATTTAGTTTATCTCTTCTCTTCATAGCTTCTTGTCTATCTTGCTCTTCATATTTTTCTATAAATAATTTTCTAATTAAATTATAAATAGTATATGCAAAGTTTCTAGTTATTATCATTAGTCCTCCTTGTTTAGTTGTCTAGGTTATCATAGTTGTTTAGTCCAAAGTCTATGTCATGTTGGTTATCTTCAGAACCTTGTGTATCATACTCATCTAGACTAGCTTTTTTTAAGATAACTTTCCCACCATTGAGAATAGTATCTTCCTTAATACCACACAACGTTTCATAGTTGGTTAGTATTTTCTTCTCTGCCTTACTTAACTTATTTCTTTTTGGCATCTTACCTCCTTGTTGTTTATACTCCTACTTGATAGTAGTAAGTAAGAGTATAAGGGTTAGTTATTTAACACTTGGTATTGCACTCATTAATAAAGTTTTAAAAGCTTTATTCATTTTACCTTGAACATTAGTACGATGGATTTCTTTTTTACCATCTGCTTTTCAACTTTGTCTAATAGAGTTTCAAGTTGTTGAACACAAGTCTTAAAGAAAACATCATTCATATTTTTAGTTTCTTTATATGTTTGAATATTTTTTCTTATAGATTGTTTCAAAAAGTTTAACTCATTTGAATTAACTTTTAAAGAATAATTTTTATTCATTTCATAATCACTACTCCTTTACAATTAAAGTTTAATAACATATTATCTACGTGTACCATACTCATGTGGCACAATTAAGTTTAAAATGTGTCAACAATAA